TTATACTCTATGTCTACGATAGTGTTCTTTTAATACTAAGTCCTCAAGAATACTATTCTTCGTAGAATGTGCATAATCTAACTCATTGATAAGTTCGTTCAAGGAGAGTTTATGAAGATATTTAAGACACCTATTGTAGTCTAATATTACTCCTAAACTTACTTTAATAAGTTTCATTAGTCGAACTCCATATCTGAAATTCCATCTGTAAAACCTTCAAGAAATTCTTTTTCATTTAAAAATTCAATCCAGTAGTCTATTTCATCGTCGTGAGTGTAGAAAAGAGGTTTATTTTTTTCAGCTTTTATTCCATCAGTCACGCTGTTGTAAGAATTCTTAAGTGTCATTTCCCACATTTTCTCACATTCTTGGTCAATTTTAGAAGAACTCCAGCGTGCGGAACTTTTTCTTTTATTATTTTCTTCAGTCAGATAATCAAAAGCTTTATTTAAAAAGATATCTGCAGCTCTACTGTTTTTATCAACATAATTTTTGAATTCATTAAAATACATATTGCCTCCTAATTATTAATAAACTAATAAGTGCTTATTTTTCTTTGCTATTTTTTTCATTTCCTGTTCTGCCATGTCGTAGAATAATTCAACGGAAAGTTTAAAACGCTGTAGAAATCTCTCAGGAGTGAAATAATTAACCATATAATCAACCTCAACTAGATAATCTTCAGCTTTACGACTAATCATAAATCGATTAGCTTTAGCTTCATTGACTATATGGAGCTGTGGTGCGCTTAACTTAGATAGTGTACATCCGGTTATTTTATGGCCACATTCATGAAGTACCACTAATTCTAATCCTTCACCATCTAGCGTTCCGTCAGCAACAAGAGCACCTTCATCACCGTATTCAAATGCGTTCGGTAAATAATACCCGCCTCTTTCTAGTGGAACTGGAGACAGGAGTAAAGGAACTCCTATTTCGTCTAATATTTCTTTGTAATTCATAAAATCTCCTGTTATGATTTTATATTATTTGTCTTCAGGTTTACTTTCCATATAACCTTTGATCATTGCTTTAATTACTTCTCTGTCATGAGCAGACATAGGCTTTCCGTCGTATGCTTCAGCACTGCTAAGCATGCGGTCAACGTCTTTTTCATTAAATGGAGAATCAGTTAATCCGATTAGATAATCTGTAGATGTCCCAAAATATTTAGCTAATTTTTCTAATGTAGCACCATTAGGTACGCTGCGTTTCCATCTATATGTTGCATTTGTTGTTAATCCGAATTTTTCTTCAAATTCAGCAACCGTCATTTTCCTTTTATCAATAAGGAATTTCACACGATCATAGACCGTCATTTTTGCACCTCCAAAAAGATACAAAACAATCTACTATCTTTTTTGTATAGTTATGATTTGACACTATACAAAAAAGATAGTATAATTAGTTTTGTAGAAATGAGTTAAGTTTCTAGTTAAGTTTTCAATCAATAAAAACACTTATCAAATACAATGAACCAAGCCGCCAAGCAAGTTTATTATGTAGTTGTTAAGGCTTTTAACTATGTTTTTATTCTAAACTATTTGTATAGAAATGTCAATAATAAATACAAAAAAAGCAGAAAAAATACTAACTAAACTCTTAACTATTTTCTATATCAGGAATAACAGCAGAGTCAACTGCTCAAGTGGTGATAGTACGGCAGACGGAAACCTAAACTTAATGAGCGAAGCAACTTGTTATTTCTTATTTTTGAAGAAATGAAAGGAGCATATATGCCAGAATCAAGTAATGCAGGTAAATTAATTCTGGAATGGATTGAATTAACTGGAGTACGACAGGATTCTTTAGGTTCTGAATATGGCCAAAAGAAAATCCAGTTTAATCAAATGTTGCACAATAAAAAACCAAAACCAGAGGCTAGTGTGCTTATGTCGCGTATTATGAGCGATAAAGGAATTACATTAGATAAGTTAGATGAATTACGTAAATTGAAAGAGGTAGTCAATGGATAAACCTATCAATTTAGTCAAAGTAAACTCCCTATACGAAATAGACAGCCCTTATGCTGATGATGAATCTATCACACGCTATTACAATCCGTTTGTAACAGAGGGAGACTGGTCAAGAGCATATAGAGCCACGCAAGATAAACTTAGAGAATTTGAGGATTTCACTCATGGAGAATTTAATAGATTCTTGAGAGGACGTGCCACAAATTTAAAAGCATTTGATGCATGGTTAGTATGGAAAAAGCAAACTAGAGGGATTGCACGTCCACCCAAATTCGAATTTAAAGAAAGGAATTTATAAGAATGAATCAATTAATTAAAATCACACACAATGAGAACAATGATCAGGTAGTAAGCGCACGAGAGTTACATAAAGTTCTCGGAGTGAAAACAAGATTCTCACTTTGGTGGGAACAAAACACCTCACTATTAGTTGAAGGTGAAGATTTTACAAGTGTAGTTTCAACTACGGTTGTAAATAATGGAGCAAATCGTAAACTCCAAGACTACGCAGTTACTGCAGATAATGCAAAACATTTAGCAATGCAAAGTCAAACTAAAAAAAGCCGTGAAATTCGTGATTACTTCATCCAAGTAGAAAAAGAATTTAAAAAACATCAACAAATACCAACAACTCAACGTGAGCTTGCTCAATTGGCTTTGGCTGCAAATGAAGAAACAGCCCAGCGTATGGATGTTGTAGAGTCTAAACTTCATGATTTAGAGGAAAACAAACTTATCACAACTGAAGATAAGGGAACAATTGACAGTTATGTTCGTAAAAAAGTTTCAACTATCTGTCGTGATCAACATTTAGATAGTGAAGCAAGAAGTTTACTCTTCCAAGACTTGGGATCTAGCATCAAGAAATTATTCAATGTTCCTAATCGTGGACGCATTAAAGATAAAGACTTCTTACAGGTTCTTGATTTTGTTAGTACTTGGGAGCCTTCGTCAGTAACCAAAGCAAAAATAAATCAATTGCATATTCAATAAGATAGAAAGGGATATTCATGTATCTAATCGTAGAACGAGAGACCAGCGAAATATTAGCAGATATCATCACTAAGAATGATTGGTGGATGAATATCATAGCTAGCCGGCTGAATGCAAAAGCAGTCAAACTTTAAGGAGAAAATAATGCCATTTGTATCACAATGCAGAATGTATGAATTAGAAGTAAAAGAACGTGACTATGATCAATTATCACATGACTACCGTGAAAAATGTATCGAAGTTGAAGTTTTAAGACGAAATGCACAAACAAGAGAAAACTTGGTTAATAGACGTGAAAGCGTAACTGAGTATATAGATCCACAAGGGCGCCTTATTCGTGAGGAAACTCAATCAGTTAAAACTGTTGTTGAACCACCGGTAAGGAGTTTAGGAGATTGGTTTAGTTCAGGTCCATTTTGTAAAGGTAAATAATATGATTTATAAATTCTTAGATCGTCCTGTACCTTTTAATTTGATCCAGGATGCAAACAAAATCAAAGAAGAAATGATATTAGAATTTGAAAGAAAATACTTCAAATTATCTGATGTCTACCGAAACCACCTAAAACTATTACCTTGCAGCTGGTTGGGGAAAGAATTAGCAAAATTAATAAGAGGAGCACACAGTGGGTAATGAATTATTAGCGATAGGAATAGAAGAACTTTTATCTAGAACAACTGAGATATTAAAAAATCAGCAATTAATAATGGAAAAAATAGATATAAAAAAAGAAGATTGAAAAATCTCCTATATTATCATTTTGAAACCAATGCAAGAGCTTGGTCAGCATCATAATCAGCTGCAATAAATGTGGCGGATGCAAGTAAGAAAGCTTTCAAATCATTTAAATCTTTATCATTATGCTTTCTTACATAATGAGTCTCATCATTTCCAATCCAAGCAGTAGCTTTAGCGAGATTTTGAATTTTTGGAAAATCGTCAAGATAATTAGAAATAACAACACTTAAAAATATGGATTTAATATTTTCCTCTTCTTCTTTATTTTTCATTATGACATAGTCTTTAATAAGGAATTCTGCCGCTTTTCTATAAGCAACACCACAGATGTTCATAAGACCATATGCTTCAGCGGTTGCAGCTTGCTTATAAATATTGACAAACTCTTCAGAAACTTTCTCAATATTTTTTGGTAAGGACACATTTATATCCTTGGTATAAGAATAATTTATTAATTCTGTCGTTTTGAGTCCTTTATTTATGATTAGATATTCATAGACAGAATATCGTTCACAGCTAGGACATTGAAAAGTAATAGCAATTGTTTTATCTACTCTCTCATTATAAGTTGAGGTTGAATTAACGATAAATCCAACCTCTTTATAACAATGGATACATTGAGTTGGTATTTCTAAATCAAAATTTACTTTGTATCCATCACTTCCACTTACCTTTATAGTTTTTTCCATATTTTCTCCATTTTGTATTTAAATAAAAAGTTCCCAACGGCAATTGGGAACTATAAAAAGAATGTGTAATTCTCAATTTCTACTCTAATTATAGCATAAAAAAGTGAAAATAGACTTGTTTTAATGATTAAAATAAAGAGTACGTAACTCCTTATATATCAATGGTTCAAGGTAGTATATTCCTTTTCCGATTATGTTATATATTTACCATTATTTGGAGGTGATAGATTGATAGAAATTCAAGAATATGAGATGCATCTGATCGATAATGAGATCGCTGCAAACACACGAAAAAACTATTTGAATACTTTGCGGCAGTTGGATGCATTTTTGGAAATTAATGATTGTGCGTTAAGTAAAGCAGCATTGATTAAGTTTAAGCAATACTTGCGAGAACATGAGTACAAACCTAAAAAACACTACACCATGAAAACCATTAATCAGAAAATCACAAGTATTAATGTATATCTCAATTGGTTAGAGCGAGAAGAATTCATAACTGATAAACTTTCTATCAAGCTTTTGAAAGCTCAAACAATGGAACACAGGGAATCTATCACAAAGAGCGACTATAAAAAGTTGTTAAAGAATTGTGATGATGAAGAATTAGAACTTTTCATTCTGACAATTGGAAATACTGGTGTACGAATAACTGAGGTTTGTTCTCTCAAGGTATCTGATCTCAACCAAAAGACTATTTTAGTTGAGAATAAAGGGAAAGAACGAGCAATTGCCATGCCACAATTTTTGAAGAAGAGATTGAAAAAATTTGTGCGGACTAATGGTATTACAGATATTATCTTTGCAAAAGACCAAAGAACGTATCGTGCGGACTTGAAAAACCTTGCAGGCAAAGCAAAAGTGAATAAGGACAAAGTTTATCCTCACTCCATCAGACATTACTTTGCAAAAGCATTCTTGGAAAATGGTGGAGATTCTACAGTTTTGCAGCAGTTGCTGGGCCATAAACAGATAGCAACAACAACTATTTATACCAAGCTCAATTCTAATGAGTTGAGCGAACAATTTAGCAACATAAAAAATATTTAAATTATGTGCCGGGATTCACACTAAAAGCGAACAGAAAAGTTTGTCCAGAACACGAATAATAACTGAAATCGTATTTTGTCATTGAAACCACGGAAAAGCTATAGTGTTCACCAAATGGACTGCATCCCAGTAACAAGGATTGGAGTCTTTGTTTACTGGATTTTATAGAAAATTAACTGACCATTGAAAACTGAATAGCCGTAATAATTACTCTTAGAAGTGCTTCTTTTCTTGTAATGATAATTTAATTTTTAAAGTACGTACATTTAACTTGACTAAGTACGTACATAAATGTATAATGAATTTATAAAAATTAGATAGAAAGGGGATACTAAATGAATTTAGTTAAGATTCAAGTCCAATCCAAATACTGTCTTGAAGAGTTCAAAAGAATTTTTTGTGACTGAGCAAGCAAAGAAGAAAAAGGGTCGTCCTATGGTTGGCAATAAGCCAAGAGATAGGCGCTTTGAATTACGTATAGATGAAGATTCACTTAATCGTCTAGATGAAGAAAAAAAGCGCACAGGCAAGACCCGTGCACAAATAATTATTGAGCTTATTAAAAAGCTTGATGATTAGCTAATTAAGAGTAACTCGACTAACTTTGGTCGGTGAGCGAGTTACTCAACAATCGAAATACTTGAAAAGAAGCATTTCTAAGAGTAATTATATATTAAATTACGGCTTTTTTCAAGGTGTTTTCATGCACTCAAGAAAGGAGCCGTTTTTTTGTACGGCTAAATTAGGTAATAACATGGCAATAGTATTAGAGAAACAAACACTACACGGAAAAGTATATGTTTGGCAAGATGATAATCCACAAGGAACAAAGTTATCTAGAATTGAAATAAAGTGGCGCAATCCAGAAGGGAGACTTATTAAATCAGATAGTGAGGTATTCGATCGCTTACCTCTGGTACACCTTAAAGCAAAATTTGAAAAAGCCGTAGAATTAGTTGAAAATCCCGAATGGATAGATGAACAAGAAAAAAACTATATCGAGCGTCTGGAGCTAGAAATAGCAGATAGACAGCGCAAGATTCAATTAGCAAAACTTACCAAAAGATTAGGAGAAGCAATATGACGGAGGAGAGTAACTTCCAAGGAGCGAACTATTATGTTGTTATCCCTGAACAAGTTCTACACGATAATAGACTTACACCTTTATCAAGATTAATATATGGAGAGGTTTCAGCTCTTGCAAATATTAATGGATTTGCTTGGATAAGCAACAGTAAACTGGCAGAAAAATATGGAACATCAATAAAAACAATTAGTGTTTCCATCAGTAGTCTTCAAAAAAATGGGTATATCAGAATACAGCTGACTTATAAAGAAAATAGTAAGGAAGTGGTGAAAAGAAGTATTTATATTAACGATATTAACAAAAAAGTAAATAGCCTATTTACAAAAACTTCTATCCCCCCTTTACAAAAAGGTAATGCCCCTATAGAAAAAAATGTAAAGGATAATAACACAATGAATAACACAATGAATAACACAAATAATAATATAGCGGACAAGTCCGCTAAGTTAGATTTGGATAGCAGATTTGAAGCTTTGTGGAAGTTATACCCTAGAAAAGCAGGTAATAAGCAAAAAGCAAGGGCATCTTATAAAAAAGCTATAAAGTCTGGTGTTACTGATCAAATTATCCAACATGGCATTGAGAACCTTATTGCAGAAAATAGGGAATTAAAATATATTCCTCACGGTCAAACATGGTTTTGTAATGAACGGTGGAATGATGAGCCTATGAAGGTAGGTTCTGCATCTTCTGAACGTCAAGAATATTCAGATTTAGATTTACCATTTTAGGAGATTTGTATGGAAGAAATTAAAACACAAATTATTGAAGAATTCGAAATACAACACTATCCTTTAGGGGCTTTATTCAAGAAAAAATTAATGCAAGCAGATATCTATTCCATACAAGGCAAATTGCGAAGTATGGAGACAATACCAGCGGTTGTAAGATTTGGAGGAAAGTAATGCAAACCATCGGAAGTGTGATTGGCAAGAATCCAAAAATAAAAGATAATTTCAAAAAACTGATAAAAGAAGTTTTAGATAATCAAGAAATAAAAGATTTTATTTCAGAACACAATATGTCTGAAGATGAAATTTCTCGAAGTTGCTCTAGGTTTTTTGAATATGTCAAAGAACGCGACAAATTTAATTCTGGTGAACAAACTCTTATGAAGGGTCATAAGCCAGTTCTTGTTATGTCTGATAATTTTGCGACTGTTAGTTATCAAGAGACAGAAGAGCTTATCAGAACCAGAAAGCAGCAAAAGGATTATAAAAGGCTCAATAGAGACAGCATAATCAATGACAATACTATAAGGAAAGCTACTTTTGAAAACTTTATAGCTGAAACTGAAGAAGAAAAAACAGCTTTAGATTTTATGAAAAGAATTGCTCAGTATTATAAAAAAGGTGGAACTGGGAATACAGTAATCAGTGGTCCGGCTGGTACTGGTAAGAGCCATTTGTCTATGGCCGTTTTAAAAGAGTGTTTAGAAAATGAAAATACAACAGTACTCTTCATAAGTTTTTCAGAAATGCTTGATCTCATGAAAGATTACTTTGATAATAAAAGCAGCCCTTACAGTCCAGAATACTTTAAACGATTAATGAGTGAAGTAGATTTACTTGTTATTGATGATATTGGTGCTGAAAAAATCACGGAATACTCGCAAGATGTGCTAACTAAAGTGTTAGATTCACGAACTGAAACAATTATCACTACTAATTTAGATAGTAAAGAACTCCGCAATAAGTATCATGGAAGAATTTACAGCCGTATTTTTAGAGGAATTGATAATAAAGCCTTTAACTTTAAGGATATTAAAGATAAGCGAGTTTCACAATTACCATTTTAAGGAGAAACAAGATGAAGAAGTTTGCAGAAAAAGAAGTAAAAAGACCGACCGCTACCAGTTTAATACCAGTTACTTACAGAGAAAATGTGCTTAAGGAGTTATCTAAGGCAGTAAATGCCAATTACACCAAAAATGCACAGATATTACGAGAACATAAAGAGTATATCTATTTTCTTGAAAGTAGACTCAAAGAGTGTGAAAATTTAAGAATTGAAGCTAACAATGAAGCTGCTAAAGAGTACGCTCTGAAATGTGAAGTAGTAGAAGATCGGGCAGAACTTAAGCGTGAGATTGACAAACTCAAATCCCAGCTCGAAAATCAGCAGCCAGAGATTCCAGAAGTTCCGCAGTTTGTTGCTGATTGGCTCGAAAGTGATGATCTAGAAGACTTAATTGATGATTGGTACAACCACACAAGTCAGCTACCCGAAAAGGTCCGAGATTATTTAGATAGCTTGGGTGAAGATGTCACGACATCCGAAGATTGTTATAAAGAAACAGTCCATCTAATCGCTCGGGCTAAGATAGATGACTACACAGTCGCTAAGGAGAAGCGGTTTTATCTTAGGAATAAGCTGACGGGGCGCTATCTTTACATAGGAATTTGTGGCGAGTATAGAGAAGAAGAAGATACCACAGGTTTTATCAAATCTTTCCAATTCACTCAGCAAGACATCAACCGCATGGAAACTGGAAGCTATGAGCAGATTGAGGTGAAAGAATGAGTGAACAAAAATATTATGTGAAGCTAAAAAAGGAGTTTCAGGCAACTGGTGTGACTTTTGCAGATATGAGTTTGTATCTTTATAAGAACGGTGCTTTTGATTATGGTTATAACAGTTACCCTTTCACAAAATCAGAACTTGCTGAAATCATGGGTGGGGCTTTGTATAAAAAAGCAGATTACTGTGAATTTATGGAACTTCCTCCAGATTGGGAAATGATAAATGATAAACATAATAAATGGCAGTGTGAATGGATTAACCCACTCATTGAGCTTGTGCCTGTGGAGGAAGAATGAGCAATTGTATTATATCTGAAAAATTGTTAGAAACGTTGTTAAAACAAACAAATCAATCTATCAATAAAGAGGTTGATCGTGTACGTTCTGAGGTGTGGAAGAGTAGTCCTTTCGCTTCTTCCACCACCGACGAACTTTCTGTTGAAAAACTCCAAGAACGCTGTGACAGATATGAAAAGAATCTTGCCACGGCTGTTGAAGCTTTGAAAGATTTAGTTTCAGCACAAGAGCAACTATGGACAAGCATAAACGGAAGAGGTCTTGTAGATGATGCTATTGACAATGCTAAGCAAGCACTCGCAGAAATCGGAGGGGAAGATGACTGATAAAGATATAGAAGATATAAAAAAAGCATTTGAACCTGTTCTTATCATGATTCTAAAATTACCATTCTGGCTAGAAAGACATTTGAAATGGTACACAGTGGATTCAAAATATGACAAGTATAGAAATGAAGGGAGCGGCGATGAGTGAATTAGAAGATATTACACGGCATATTGTACGACAGGAAGAAGAACGACAAGTCGAAAAAATTAAGCTTGAATCTGAAATAAAAGCTCTTGAAGAAGTGCTTGAACATGGTATCTCGACAGAGTTTGTCGAAGATGAAGTGATTTATATCTACTCTCCAAAAACGGCGCATGATATGAGAGAGAAATTGGAAGAAAACTACAAACAGCTTCATCTCAACTAACGATTCCTCAAAGCATTGCGGATGAGTTGGATAAACGTTGGGAAGCTCAAAATAAATATTTACAACGAAAAGTTACTGTCCCACGAGACGCTTTGTACAATGCTGTAAATCCCTATGACAACCAACTTGCAGCTACAAAAATAGGAAAATGGATTGACGAGAGTCAAAATATTTGCTTCGCCTACCTCGCAGGCAAGGCGCTCGGTGTTGAGCTTGTGGAGGTGACAGATGATTAAATAGAGCTGTGGCTATCACGCTGACCTATTTAAACGTATATCAGATGACAAAGGAAATACATTAAAGACTGAGAAGTTTAAGGAGTGTTGGGAATGAAATTACCTTATTTTAAAATAGATAAAGTAAGTGGTGTTTGTAGAAAATGTTCAAATATTAACTGCAATCATGAGCGGAAATATAATAAGAAAAACGTAAAACCTTATGTTTCTCGAAGTCGAATTAAGAAATATGAAAAGGACATAATAAAGGAGCAATTGGAAGATAAAAACAACGCATTTTAACAAAAATAAAAAAATCCTTATAAAGGCAGTGATGGCAAGGGAGTACAGCTTATAAAGCCACTTCCGATTATATTATATATTTACCATAGTTTAAGGAGAAAGAAATGAAATTAGATAAAGTTGCAAATTCTGGTAATGATGAGTTTTATACACCAGAGTATGCAATAAAACCACTATTAAAATATATTCCGAAAAATGCTAAGGTTTGGTGTCCATTTGATACATCAGACAGCCTATTTGTGAAATTACTACTTGAACACGGCTGTGAAGTAGTGAATACACATATTTCACGAGGAGAAGATTTCTTTGAGTTATCAAATAGTGAAATAGCGGACTGGTGTGACTACATTATTAGTAATCCTCCTTATTCTAGGAAAACAGAAGTGTTGGAGGAGCTGTTCATGACCGAAAAACCATTTGCTATGCTATTGGGGTGTGTTGGCCTATTTGAGAGCCAAAAAAGATTTGAAATGTTTAGGGATAATAGTTTTGAGATTATGATGTTTAATCGACGTATCTCATATTTCCAAAGTTATGAAGAACAGAAACCTTCAAAAAATCCTCCGTTTTCTTCATGGTATTTGTGCAAGGGAATTTTAAATAAACCGTTTGTGTTCGAAGAGGTAGTCAAATGAAATCAAGCTGGAAAAAGCAAAGGCTTGCTACTAAGAAGCGGAGTATTAAGTTAATGAAGTGGAAGAATAACTTTATTAGGAAATATGGATATAAAAGGATAGCAGCATTTTGCGTTAGAGCTAGTGAGGCAGCACGGAGGTTTGTAAATGCTTTCTACTCTGTTCGAAAATCTATCACAAGATTACGGAAAGCAAATGAGGTAATGGAATGAATAAGTTTATTGAAAATGCAGTCACAGGAATTCTGTTAGGTGGATTTGCAGCTCTATTCATTGCAGTGATTTATCGCACTGTAAGATGGATTCTTGGATTTTAGAAAAACAAAAAAGCCCGGTAGCAGCGGGCTTAGGTAAATGTTTTGTTCTATCTAAATTATACCATATAAGGAGGTTAAAGTTTTGGCTGATAAGTTAGATAGACTAATAAAAGACTACGTCACTGGTAATCTTGATAGGCAAATTCAATCAAGGGTGAACAGTATCACTTTTAAGATGAAATATAAAAGTAAGCCAGACAATTTGGGAATCCGAACGGCATATTCTGGTGGGTCTGAACAAGAGAGTGCACTCCTATTGCAAGAAGAAATTGATAGAGCTATTGAAACGGATAGCTTAATTAATGAGATAAAGTATAAAAAATATCAACTTGAAACATGGTTTGGCACTCCTGGTAAAAGGACTGATGACTATTTAATCTGTGAGGAACGGTGGAAAAATAAGTCACCGCAATGGTACATTGCTCAAAAGATAAAATTCAGTGAAAAAACAGTACAAAGGAACTATTTGGCATTGAAGAAATCAATAATAGATTGGGGAGAACTTGAAGAATACATTTGAGCTGTCCGATTTATGTCCGAAAGTTGTCCTTTTAAGCCGATGTAATCGTGCTAATATTGTATTATGAACAATTCGGCAGAATGCTATCATGGTTAGTCTCGATGAATCAAAAAGTGCGAGATTGTTCATAAGTAACCGACATGGTCAAGGGGTTAAGACACTACACTTTTAATGTAGAGACGTGAGTTCGAATCTCGCTGTCGGTTATAGCAGGTACTTACAGGAAGTGCCTGACTCTAGAAAATACTTATAAACACTATCCTGTTAAAGCTGTCAGAAATGGCGGCTTTTTATGTCATAATATCACAAGGAAGTTTGAATTTTTCGCAAACGTGAAAAAGGTGGAATGACTTGTTTGAGTCATTGAATAGAAAGAGTTTGATTTCCTTTGGTGATTACATTACTAAGGGTTTCGGATATAGTTTCGGTTGATATAAAGTAGAAGTGTAATTAAGGTCAATTTTGTATATATCATTAAATAAAAATATAGGAAGGAATTTAAAATTATGCCAATGATTGGACGATGTCGAGAGCTTAATTGCCATGCGATGGTTTTTCGGCCAGCTGTATACTGCGCTAAACACAAGGCTATGGAACACGCCTACCAAGAGAAGCGTAAGGAATATGACCGCGTTCGTTTTCAAAATTATAACTACAAAAGAAATAATATGAACCGAATGAAGTCCGAACAAAACAAGTTCTACCATACTAAACTTTGGAAAAGCATTAGAGCGACAGCTTTAGAACGTGACAATCATTTGTGTCAATACTGTTTGTCTCGTGGTCGCATTCGAACAGGTAACATCGGTGACCATATCGTGCCTTATGAGTTTGACTCAGAGAACAGATCAAACCTTGAGAACATTGCGACCTGTTGCGCGAAATGCCACAGTACGAAGACAAAATGGGAACAGCTCTATTATGGGACGGGTGTCAAGAATCGTTTAAAAAAAGTTGTGCCGATTAGAAACGTGAAGGATGTTCCAGATTTTCAGACTGATATTTAATATCCCCCCCCACTATTACAATTTTTGGAGAGCACTCACAAGGTGTTTTCTTGCGTGAAAACCAAATTTTTAAAATTTTTAGGTAGGGGGGGGTCAAACAAAAAAGAAAGGAGATTATTTTTGGCTAAAAAGTCGTATAAAGACATTAATGATGGTGGTTTAAGCTATCGTCCGCCTGACCATCTTGGTCGTACTGCGAAACAAATTTGGCGAAAAGTAGTCGTCTTTTTAGAAACTCAAAAACCTGTAGAACGGATTGACCAAACATTAGTTGAAATGTATTGCACGCAGTATGAAATTTATCGCAATTCATACGAACATCTAAAAAAACATGGCGAAGTGCAAGAGATTTGGAAACCTGTGCAAGATATGACCGGAGAAGTCATTGACAAAATCTTCCAAGGATATAAACGCAACCCTATGACTCAGATTTACTCTGACGCCATTAAAAATTTATCTAAAATTGGTTCTGAGTTAGGACTATCACCAAAATCAAGGTCAGAGTTAATGACACTGAACTTACAATCAAGTGATGATGAAGATGACGGAATGGGGGACTTCTTCGATGATTGAAAAAATAGATTTGACTCAAACGCATGATGTCATAGGCGCTTATCAAGCCATCAACTACAATGATATTCGTGCGACTTACCAAGATGAAGGCACGCAGTATGCGTTTGATGTGCTCGATGGGAAGTACACCACAGGCTACTTAATGAAGCTTGCTTGTTTTAGACACCTTCAAGACTTGAAGCGCATCAACGAAAAAGCTTTCCCTTATCAGTATTCTGTGAAGCATGTCAGTCGTTTGATGAAGTTTTCAAGAATGGCACCAAATGTGGATACGATGGAACCAACCAAGTTAATGGCTTGGCAACAATTCATGCTTGCTTCGTTAATTGGATGGAGAAACAAAGAGGGTGGTAAACGATATAGTCGTGCCATCATTTCAGTCGGACGTGGGCAAGGTAAAACCTACATGTTAGCCATTCTAATGGCTTATTCATTTTTTGTAGAGAGTCGTGGTTTGTCTAACCAAGATTTTTTAGTTTCGTCCATCAATGCAAAACAAACAGGTAAATTATACGGCTATTTGAAATCTATGATGACTGTTCTGATGGCATTCAACCCGTGGAAAAAAATTTCAGAAGAGACAGATTTAGTCTTAAACTCTGAAAGAATCATCATGAGACACAATAATAATGTGATTCGTCCGATTTCGCATGAATCCGGTCAATACGATTCTTACCACTTTACAACCGCCATTTTTGATGAAATCGGTGAGGTCAAGAGTCGTGACAAGATTTCTAAGATTATCTCAGGGCAAGTGAAAGTTCCTAATCGGCAGTTTATTCAGATTTCTACGGCTTATCCAGACCCTACCGTCCCCTTTCATGAAGATGAAAAAATGCTCCAACAAGCCATGGAGCAAGATTGGAATCGAGAGGCAGATACTTATCTATGCTTGGTGTGGTCCAATGATAGCTTAGAGGAAACCTACCAACAAGAAACATGGGTGAAGTCTAATCCTTTACTCGACTTACCAAAAGAACATGATAATTTGATGCAAGGTTTGATTGACAAACGAGACAATGACGCCTTAACAGGGGCAACTCATGACTTTCAGTGTAAAAATCTTAACATGTGGTTGACCTCAGATGTCAATAGCTATCTACATTTGGCAGATGTCTCAAAGGCGATTGTTCCAATGTTTGATATCAGATGTAAACAATGTTATGTCGGGGTTGACTATTCCATGATGTCAGATAATACGGCCATCGCTTTTGTTTTTCCTTATCTTGATGAAGAAGGTCGACCAAAATGGCATATTACCCAACATTCCTTTGTACCCTTTCACAAAGCTGGCTCAATTGAGGCTAAAGAAAAACAAGATGGTATTAATTATAGAGAACTTGAAAAGAAAGGACTGTGTACGATTACCAGCCACCCTCAAGGGCTCATCAATGATGATGAAGTCTATGAGTGGATTGTTAATACCATTGAAGACAATGAATTAGATGTCCTCTTTTTCGGTTACGACGCCATGGGAATGACGAAAGTCATTCAAATGTTGCTCAATAATACAGGGATGAATCTTCAACCGATCAGACAAAGAACAAGTGAATTGAAAGACCCGACCAAATTTTTACAAAAACTCTTTGTCGAAGGGTCTGTGAGTAGACTTGATGATAAAATTATGGAAAAAGCCTTGTTAAATGCGGTGTTACGCGAGGATTCAATCGGCATTCAAGTGGATAAGCGTAAAGCAACATTGAAAATAGACGTTGTAGACGCCATCATCGATGCCCTTTACCAAGGGATGAACCATTTTGAGGACTATGGTATGGCAAACGATAAGAGCTGGCAAGTAGAGCACATGACGCCAGAGCAAGTGAAAGATTGGGTAACCAACCAAGAATCTGGCTTATTAGATGTAGAAGATTTTGATGAAGATTGGGGATTTGATGATGATTTTTAAAAACTTGTTTACGTCAATTTGGAAAGCATTCGATGTACTTATGTTTATTGCTTTTTCAATCACGATTACAACAACGATGTTTATGTGGAATACAACAGCTGGTGGAATTACTTTATCGGTTGTTTTTGTTTTAGCAGGACTAGCTTCCGAGTTGATAGAAAAGAAGAGAGGTGATTAATTTTGCCTGTATTTAACCTTTTCAACTCATCCCAATCACCCCCTAAATCTAAAAGGGGCATTCAAGATTATTTTCCAGATGGAAATGATGGAGCACTCCTTGAGCAGTTATTGGGTGGCGATGAACGCTGGGTGTCGGCTCAAACTGCTCTTAGAAATTCAGATTTGTTTGCCATCATTTTACAACTCTCTAATGACTTGGCGAATATCAAAATGAGTGCTGAGAAAAAGAAAAACCAAGGCATCATCGACCGGCCGAGTACGAATGCGAACACACATGGTTTTTGGCAATCGATGTTTGCCCAACTCTTATTGGGAGGGGAGGCGTTTGCTTATCGCTGGCGAAACGTAAACGGCTCAGACTTGAAGTGGGAATTCTTGAGACCCTCTCAAGTCAATACGTATTATGACGAATACGAAAACGGACTCTACTATAATGTGACCTTTGATGACCCTAAAATAGGGTCTATCCAACAAGCCCCTCAGAGTAATATGATTCATTTACGTTTGCTTTCCATTGATGGAGGAAAAACAGGGATAAGCCCACTCTATGCTTTAGGACGTGAATTCAAGATTCAAAAAGCATCTGATAATTTGACCGTGAATGCCTTGAAAAACTCCATGAATATTAGCGGAGTGCTCAATATTGAAAAAGGTGGCTTATTGAACGACAAAGATAAAGCGGCGCGTTCAAAAGCCTTTATGAAGCGGTCACGTAGTGGTGGGCCAGTGGTCTTAGATTCTCTTGAGTCCTTTACTCCACTAGAAATTAAATCTAATGTGGCACAGTTACTTTCTCAAACGGATTGGACTTCCAAACAGTTCGCCAAAGTGTTTGGGTTACCAGATAGCTACGTCGGGGGTCAAGGTGACCAACAGTCGTCGATTGAGCAAATCAGCGGAATGTATGCAAGTGCCTTAAATCGCTATATTCGACCCGTTATTAGTGAGCTAGAGTACAAGTTGAACGACACAATCAAAGTCAATGTATGGCAAGCCATCGACCCACTGGGTGATTCTTACATGTCTACCATGAGTAAAGCGACAAAAACAGGAATTTTAGCGCAAAATCAAGCGCTTTTTCTTTTACAGAAAATGGGTTATATCCCAGAACAACTGCCAGAAGGCAAGAATCTTAACCCTATAACGATGAATGTTAAACCCGTCCCAACAAATGAAGAAGAAGGGAGTGAGGTTCAAAATGAATGAACTTAGAAAGGAGGTCAAGGATGACAGAAATTGAAATTAAAGGAGACATTGTCGATAATAGCTACGGCATGATGTATGATTGGTTTGGTCTTGACTATACGAGCCCCTCGAAAGTGAATAGTGTTCTAGCAAACGCCCAAGATGAAGAAATTGTTTTGAATGTTGCTTCTAATGGTGGAGATGTGTTTGCAGCTTCCGAAATATATACAGTGCTCAAAGCATCGGGAAAGACTATTACCGTAAATATTCAAGGCATCGCCGCCTCGGCAGCTTCGGTCATTGCGATGGCTGGAGAAGTTGTCAATATTTCACCTACTGCTCAAATCATGATTCACAAAGCATGGACACAACTTGCTGGGAATGCGGATGATTTAGAGCACGAAACACAAGTCCTAGATGGCATTGACGAATCTATTGCCATGGCCTATGCCTTAAAAACAGGCATTCCTCAACCGGAATTATTACAGCTGATGTCTAATGAAACTTGGCTCACTGCACAAGATGCCGTGGACAAAGGATTTGCGGACAATATCATGTTTGTAGATCAAAATAAGTCAGTCTTTACAAATTCTCATAGTCATTTGCCAAGCGCTGATAAACTTAATGAATTTATGAATTTCATAAATTTTAAAAATCGGAATAACCCTCCGAAAGAAGCACTGATTAAAGAAAACAAAGCAGCCGATTTACGTTCTCGTAAGTTGGCTATTTTATTAGAAAAATAAAGGAGACTCAAAATGGGAGTTAAATTAACAGTCAATCAATTGAACGAAGCATGGATTGCTTCTGGAGACAAAGTCACAGACTATAATGACCAACTGAACATGGCGCTTAATGATGACAATTTCTCGGCAGAAGCGATGACAGAACTTAAAAACAAACGTGATAATGAAAAAGTTCGCCGCGATGCATTGAAAGAACAACTTATTGAGGCACAAGCTGAACAAGTTGTGAATATGCGTGATGAGGAACGAAAACCTCTTACAAATAAAGAAAAAAATCTTAAAGACCAATTCATCTCAGATTTTAAAGCGATGATTGTTGGAGATCCTAAGGTGGTTAATTTAGTGACTTCATCGACAGATGAGTCAGGGAACGCGATTGGATTGACTATTCCTCAAGATATCCAAACTACCATCAACACTCTGAAGCGTCAATATGACCAGTTAGAGCAATATGTGAAAGTTGAGGGCGTCAGTACACAAACAGGTTCTCGTGTTTATGAAAAATGGTCTGATGTGACAGAGCTTTCTGACCTCGATGATGAAACAGCAGTGATTGGTGATAATGACGATCCTAAATTGACACTCATCAAATACGCCATCCATCGCTACTCTGGAATTACAACTGCGACCAACTCTCTTTTGAAGGATAGTGCAGACAATCTCTTAGCTTGGCTTTCCAGCTGGATTGCCAAAAAAGTCGTTGTTACACGTAATAAACAAATCATTAAAGCAATGGAAGCAGTGCCTAGCAAGGTCACGCTGAAAACTTTCGATGACATCATTACGATGATTAACACAGCTGTAGACCCAGCGATCAAAGGGACGTCATTTATCATGACGAACACGTCCGGCATGAATGAGTTAGCGCTTGTGAAAAATGCCATTGGTGATTATCTTCTTCAACCAGACCCTAAACAGCCAGACCAATATTTAATCAAAGGCAAACGAATCGTGGCAATTTCAGACCGTTGGTTACCTAGTGCTGGAACTGAGAAAGCACCAGTGTACCCACTCTATTATGGTGATTTGAAAGAAGCGGTAACCTTGTTTGACCGTGAGAATCTTTCTCTATTGTCTACAAACATCGGTGGTGGAGCATTTGAAAAAGACCAAACTAAAATCCGAGTGATTGACCGTTTTGATGTTCAAGCGACAGATTCAGAAGCTTGGGTTGCTGGTTCATTCACTAAAATTGCAGACCAAAGCGGAAATCTCACTCCTCCAAGTGCTCCAACTACAAGCGTAGCGGAATCAAAAACTAAATAAGGGGTGACAGATGAGTGGTAATCAAGAACTTCTAGAAAGATTCAAAACGTCATTGAGGGTCGATCTGGACAATGACGATGATTTGATTTTATCTTATATTGAAGCGGCGGCGTCATTTGTAACAAATGCGATTACAGAGCATCAAGATGAGATTGATTTTTTCTCTCTTCCAACCGTCAAACCCCTTTATGAAACAGCGGTTCTTGCTTTATCCGGCGCTTATTACACCTATCGGGTGGCGCTTGTGGATGTTCAGCACTTTAACGTCGATTTAGTATTGAACAGTATTATTGGTCAACTCAGAGGGAAATTTGACTGCTACAAATACGGAGACGGTGATGAATAGAACTAAACTTTTTAGCGACTTTAATAAGCGCATTACCATTGGTACTATAGAGAGCGTCCCAAATAAAAATACGGGGGACAACGACGCCGATTTCGTCCCTCAATTTAGTTTGTGGGCGAAAGTTCAAAGACGCACGGCGAATCAGTCGAACACGATTTATGGTACGGCATTAGAAGATAGCTTAGTGCTTGCGGTACGTCATGATGACCGCCTCTCAAAAGCGCTTAAAGTGCAATATTCAGGCGATGTCTACGATATCGTCATTCATAATAAAGATGAAAGCAATAACTATTTACTCTATGATTACCTCACCGTACGTCTCTTCAAAAAGAAAGGGTGACTATGGATTTCAATACACAAATCGAGTCGTGGCTGGAAGGCGTCAAGTCATTGAGTCCATCAACTCAAGTCAGAGCTAAGATGACCAAAGCACAAGCAGAGGTTTTTAAGGAAGAGTTAACGAAGGTCACTAAAGAGAAGCACTATTCTACCCACAACGACCAAAAGAGTGGTCATATGGCTGACAACATCGATTTTGTAAATGGAGAAATTGATGGTACGTTTACTGGGAATTCAGTGGTAGGTTGGAATAATGCCTATCATGCGAGAAATGCCCGACGCTTGAACGATGGGACGAAAAAATATCCCGCTGACCATTTTGTGGATGAGGTCAGGGAATCCCCCGAAGTCCAAGAAAAAATGATGCGGGCACAACAGGAGGTCTATGAAAAGCAAGTGAAAGGTGAGAATTAATGGAGATGCCTACTTATCAGGCTGTTTCCTTGCTCGAAGAACAAGGCTATACTTGGTTAGACCATATCTATCAAGGGTCTGTTCCAGCAGAGGAAGTCAACGATACCAGTCACACCGTGGCAGTCGTCACAGAAACCATCAGTCGTCCGACAGACTACGCCAACAACACTTTTAAAGGGTGGGAAATGGGTGTGGAAGTCCAAATTTTCTATGCCCAAAAGTTTCAGCACCCCCTTTGCGATGTTGAAATCGAGTTGGCAACTGTTTTTAAAAAAGAAGGATGGCTGATTTCACAATCAAAAGCACACAAAAAAGACCCAGATACAGGTCAAATAACAAAGGTCTTTTATTTCAAAAAAAAATTAATTTTAAAGGAGCATTAAAATGGCAGGTTCAGTAAGCTACAACGGTATTAACTATATCACCGTGGGTCTCATCGATGATGAGGGGAAAATCATTAAAGGGGCAGACGGAGTAAGCGCAGATGGAATTTTAAAAATCGACGGTGATGGTCAAGGCTCAACAACCGCGAATATTACAGGTTTAGAGGCCGAAGGGACGGCAAAATACGCCAACAATGTCGTCAAACGTATTTCTCATGGTGCTCAAAGCCCCAAGGTGGCTTTAACCATGCTCGATATGCCTTTTGACGTGGCTCAAAAATTGAAAGGGTACGAGTCTGATGGAAAAGGTGGATATGTCTTGACGAGTGGTAAAAAGCCCCACGTTGCCTTACTCATTTGTTCCACAGGTTATGACGGCGAGTTTTACTACGATTGTTTCGCCAATGGGGAACTGACAGAGCCTGGTAAAAATCACGCCACCAATACGGAGTCAGAAGCTGAGTATGATGCAACTTTCACTTATCAAGCCCTTGCGCCGATTGCGGACGGTGTTTTCTTAGACCAAAAAGGCGTTAAACGGATGTTCAAAATGTACAACTCAAGCGATGCAGGATTTTCAGAAGATGCCATGTTGGCAGAAGTCTTTGGAGGGTACACCAAGGCAGCACCGAAAAGCGCATCCCTTGCCAAAAAATAAGTAGAATAGAAGGAACTTACGACAATGATTAAAATCAATACCAAACCCTTGGGACTCTCAAAAAGCATCAACCTCAAAGCGACCGTAGGCTTAAAACAAGAAGCGAACCGTCTCATGATTCAATTGATTCAACTTTCAAGCCCTTCCCAAAATGTCAGTGATGAGATCGAAGACCCGATTGAACAAATCCAAAAGGCCGATGAAGTCATTGAGGGCATCCTTCAGTTCATTCAAAAAGCCCTTCGATTAACGGATAAACAAATCGATGACATTAAATATTCCATTGACGAAGAAGAACTGGGGCAATTCATGGCCTACCTTGTTCAACGTTTCAATGGTTACTCAGACGAACAAATTCGTTTATCTTTGTCTGTAGAGCAACAAGGGTCAATAATTGACGACCCAAAAAAAGAATTGCCCGACAAAGGGCAGAATTAAAAGCCCTCAAGGATGAAAATGAGGACATCGACTATTTAAAACAACAACTGCTTATTCACTCTGGCTTGACACCAAGCCAATTGGATGGGGAAGATTATTTTGAGTTGCTGGATGTGTTGAAGTCCAAAGCCCAAAAAGATAGAACCATGGATGCCTCAGAGGCACACCGACGCTTGAGAAACATGAGTGCGTAGAAAGGGGAAAACATGAAAATACAAAACGAGATGGCCACCAAAATTGCCATTGATACTGTGTCAGCGAATAATAGTCTTCAAGGCTTGACTAAAGCTGTTTCCTCTGCGACACAAGCATGGAAAGCTCAAGAAATCGCTTTGAAAAACAGCGGCGACCAGTTGGGCGCTTCCAAAGCGAAGTTTGAAGGCTTGGGCAATGCCATTGAAGCTCAAAAAAAGAAAATCGATGAACTTCGAAATAGACAAGAAGGACTCAACACTCAAAATAAGAAAGATGCCGAGACCTATCTTGACCTTCAGAAAAAAATAGATACTGCGACAAAACAGTTGAATAGTTATGTCGCACAACAAGACAAAGCAAAACAATCGGTCGCCTATTACAGTAGCGGGCTTGCAGACCTAAAAAAATCTTACGAGCAAAACAAGCAATTATCAGAGAGTTTTGTGACTCGTTTGAAGGCTGAAGGCAAAGAAGTTGAAGCGAACAAGGTTCGTTTGTCTGGATTACAAGATTCGTTTTCTAACTTGTCACATCAATACAAGATTCAGGAAGAAGAACTTAACAAAATCGTTGATGTATCGGGTAAAAGTAGTGAGGCTTATCTCAAACAAAAGACGCGATTAAATGAAACCGCCACTGCTATAGCCAAGACAAACTCTGAAATGAAAGAACTTTCAGAACAGATGTCTAGGCCTCACCCTAATTTCTTGTCGGGTATCCGAAATAAAATCGATGGGGTCAACGAGAGTGCCACAAAAACCAATCATCTTTTCGGTAAAATTCTCGGTGCTGAGTTAATTAGTCGTGCAGCAATCGCAGGAATTCAGAGTTTGACCGCACGGCTTGGGGATGCCATTCATTCAGGGGTCGAATTTACACAGACCCAACAAGTCATGAAGGCGGCTTGGGACACTCTCACGAATGACGTGACGAAGTCTGACCAGATGGTCAAAAGTATCAATGATATTTCCATCGCGACTGGACGTTCACGCGACATCGTTAATGAGTTAGATCAAGGCTTCTATCACCTCCATTCGAACAAGGAAGAGGCTGACAATCTGACGAAATCCATGCTCAATATGGGGGATGCGGTCGGTTTGACAGATGACCAACTGACGACCGTGACCCAAGACATGGTTCATGGTCTTTCTCAAGGGAAACTCAACCTGAAAGAGTTGAATCAGTTGAGCATGTACTTTCCGATGTTTTCAGAGCAATTGCTTGAATATGAGCAAAAAGTCACAGGAAACAGCCAATTAACCATGTCTCAGCTTAGAGATATGGCGAGTGCGGGTAAAATTACTGGAGAGACGGTTGAGAAGTTATTCAATCAACTCGGGCAAGACAAATATGGTAAAGCGGCAGAGAATATGCTTTCTACCATGACGGGGATGAAACGAACGATTAATGCTCAAGTTCCCGCTTTGATTAGCGCTTTTGAAAAGCCAATACTGACAGCACAGAATCCTTTCTACGGCGCTATTTCTAAGTGGGTCTCTGATAAGAAAACCCAATCGGAATTCGAAAAAGTTGGAGATGCCTCCAGTAAAGGAATTAAAACAATTACTGATGCGTTTTCAAAAGTGTTCAAAATTAAAGACGGTACGCAATTTCTAGACCAAGTCTTGGACAAATTGGCTCAAAAGGTCACGATATTTAGTGATTCAATTGCCAAACATGCGCCAGATATTGTCTCTTTTTTTAAATCTACCCAATCCATCAGCTCAACGAGTTTGAAAATCTTTGTCCAAGTGTTGAAGGATTTAGAACCTGTTTTAGCTGTGGTTGGTGGCTTTGCCAAGTCGAATCCTAAATTATTCGCTCAGTTAAGCTTAGGGATAATGGTTAGTTCCAAAGCCCTCTCTGGTTTGAGTCTTGCTTTTCGCGGGCTTGATTCGGCCGCTAAAATGGGTTCTGGTGCGATGAAAGTGTTTAGTAAAGGGATAGGAAGTTCGGGCAGTGGTTTAAAAGGGTTCTTAGGGCTCATCAAGCCAAATCCTGTCTTTCTATTTACGGCCGCCATTGTCGCAGCCGGTGTTGCTTTTGTCCTCGCTTATAACAAAATCAAGCCCTTTAGAGACATGGTCAATAAGCTGTTGGCTTCCATCAAAGCATTTGGAGAAAAAGCGTATAAGTCCTATCTTAAGCCTTGTATTGACGCTATCATGAAAACCTTTAATTCATGGGGTAAATCCATGAATAGTTTTTGGTCAAAAAACGGTCGTCCCTTAGAACTTGCGATTGGCAATTTTTCAAAAGTGGTTAAAGTTGCCTTACTTCCAGTGACTGTTAGCCTTGGTGCATTGGGAGGCATCTTCCATTCTGTCTTTTCTGGAATGGTAAGAGAGACAAAAATTTCATTTGACACCATCAAAGGTGTTTTCTCAGGTGCTTTTAAAGTCATTGGTGGTCTGCTTGAAATATTCATTGGCGTCTTTACCGGAAACTGGCAAAAAGCAGGAAAAGGCGCAGAAGATGCCATGAGTGGCATGGGTAAAATTATTGGCAGTCTGCTTCAAGGGTTTGAAAAAACATTTGGGAACCTTGCCAAAACCATCGGAGAAGCGGTCGTCAACGGGATTATCGGTGGCATTAACGCAGGGATTGGCGCGATTGACGATGTCATCCATCTCTTTGGCGGTTCTAAAGAGGCGATTGGTAAGATAAAACCTGTTAAATTTGCGACAGGTACAAGAAGGCCGATAAAAGAAGATACCTTAGCCATGCTTAATGATGGGGGTGATAGTCCGGAAACAGGGAACAGAGAGATTGCTTTCTTGCCCAATGGACAACTCTTCATGCCTCAAAAACGAAATTGGGTGGGTGTCTTACCTCGCGGAACTGAAGTTGCCTCCGCAAGTGAAAGCAAAGCTTTACTTTCATCTGGTCTGGTGACTCCCTTTGCCAAGGGTACGGGATTTATTGAAAATATCGAATCTTTTGGTGCAAAAGCGCTTGATGGCATGAAAGATAAGTTAGAGGGAATAACCTCCGCTCTCACCCATCCTCTTCGTTTTTTGAATGGCATCTTCTCGCATGTCGCACATTTTAAAGGGACGAAAGAAGTTGTTTCCATCGGAACGTCACTTGGTCAGGGGTTCTTGCAAAATATTGTCCATCCTTTTGTTTCTCTTTTCAGTTCCTTGAAAAAGAAAGAAGAAAGTTCTCAAAGCGCCCCTTCGGGTTCAGGCGTTGAACGTTGGCGTGGTCAGGTGGAACAAGCCCTCAGAATGGTTGGTCTTCCCGATACTCCAACAATGGTCAATGCTTGGCTCAAGCAGATTCAAACCGAGTCTGGCGGGAATGAAAAAGCGGTTCAAGGTGGCTATACCGATATTAACACCCTTACGGGAGATTTAGCCAAAGGGCTCTTACAAACGATTTCAGCCACTTTCAATGCCTACAAATTCCCAGGTCATGGCAACATTTTTAACGGTTTTGATAACATGTTAGCTGCGATGTCTTACGCGAAATCACGTTATGGCTCCTCTTTGCTGGGTGTTATCGGGCACGGGCACGGCTACGAAAACGGGGGACTCATTTCACAACATGGGCTCTATGAAATCGCAGAGGGTAATAAGCGTGAAATGGTAATCCCCATGGATATGACCAAACGCTCACGAGCGCATCAACTACTCGGCGAAGTCGTCTCAGAGTTTTCATCAGACAGAGCGACTCCTTCACAAACATCGAGCGCTCACTCAAACGCAAGTGATTTAGCGGTATTAACTGAAAAGTTTGACACCGTGATAGGTCTTTTCGGTCAGTTGTTGGGCTTGAATCAAGAACAATTGAAAGCCATTGAACATTCAGGATTTGACAAAAACAAACTGTACCGGCAACAAGCGTTAGATGTTGCCATAAGAAGCCATCAAAGTCTATGAAAGACAACAAGGAGAAGAGAATGAATATTATTGAAGCGACAAAAAAATCGGCAGAGACGAACAAAGCCATCTACCGAAAATCAATGCCAAACTGGCTATATTTCCCGACTGATAGTGATGGTTGTTGTATCCTTTTTGATTTAGATAAGGACAAAGAGTACTCCCAGAGTGGTATTCGTTGGAATCCTAAAAAGTCTGACCTAATCGCTGACGATTGGGAAATTAGCTCAGACCTAACTGTTTTTCAATGAGTTTTTTTAGTACAGAAACTACGACGTTACTTGTGAATGAGATTTTACGAGAGCAGAGGTTAAGCAAAATAATTTAAATATAAGGAGAATAAGATGTCTGATAAAGAAGAAAAAATAAATTCTACAAAACTAGAAGAATGCAGTAAATTGGCTAAAAGAGAGAAGGTTTAAAATGCAATTCTTGTTTTTGCTTACAACTCATTAAATGACGAAAAAATTAAAAATAATCCTTCAATGGTTTCCGCCATATCAGAGTTACTTGATTTTGTTACATGGAAATTTTATTGAGATTTTGATTCCAAGAAACGGATTGCTCTAATTTCTTTACCAGAAATAACTGTTACTTGAACATATACATAGAAAGGAGTCCCATTGAAAGACAAGTTTTACATTAAGATTGGGGCACAGGAGGAAGTAGACATCACAAGTCTTATTCCCTCGCTTGAATACCTGGGAGAGACAACTTTCCCAGTCTTTCTCAATCAATACCAACAAAATACTGGGCAAGACGGCCAAGTTTGGCTTGAAAGTCAGTTAGACAAGCGTGTTATCAACGTCAATTTTCTATTTAACTTCGGAACATGGGAAGACTTCACGCTGATAAGCCATTCGATTTATCGCTTGTTTGCGCAAGGTCAGTTGATACGGATTCGCTCAAGTGTCGAACCAGCCCTTGTTAAGTGGGTTGTACCGACGACCTTTGAAATTAAGCCTGTGAGTGAGGGGAGTCATGACGCGACCTTTACGATTCCCTTTGACCATCCAAGTGGCTATAAAGTTTCTCTTTATCGGTCAGATGCATTTTTTACAAGCAATGATGAGAATCTGTGGCAGTTTGGCATGGGGCTTCCTCTTGATGAAAAAATCGGCTATCGTTTCACAAGCAATCGTTTCAAAGTTTATAATCCTAGTGATGTTCGAATTGACCCCTATGTCAAAAAACACGACTTGAAACTGTTGCTCAAATTTAAAGGAAGTCAAGTGAAAATCATCAATCAAACGAATCATAGTACATGGAGTTATCTTCAATCGTCCAATGGGAAGGATGACATCATCCTTGACGGGATACAGACCAGTGTCAATGGCAGTCCCGCCAGTGAAAAAACAGACTATGGCAATATTATATTAGATCAAGGTTGGAATGATATTTCTGTCACTGGTGCAACAGAAATTGACCTGACCTTTAGTTTCCCTTTTCTCTATGTTTGATTCTGAAAAAGTGTTAATCAAAGGTCTACATGGCACCAATGTAGAGCCCTTGAATAGTATTTTGAATGCCAGTTTTAAACTGACATGGGAACAGAATTCCTCTTATCAACTTGAGTTTAGTGCTTATGATGACGGTTCTGTTAGCTTTGAACTTATTGATGCAGAGAGTAGTGTTTTTTTCAAAGGACAGGAGTATATCGTTAAACAATGTATTCCTGATTTCAATGGAAGCGTTCCTTTGAAACAAATTGTCGCCACACATGTTTATAACGAAGTAGAAAGAATCCGCCAAAGAAAAATAAATACAGGAGCGCATACCTATTCTGTAGAAGATGTCCTTCAGTTCTATCTGTCTCACAACACTTTGGGCTTTACCTACCAAGTGATTGGAACATTTGACAAAATGACCATCAGTGATTTAGGCAATAGCAGTGGGAAAGACATGTTAAGTAAGTTGGTCAGTACATGGCCTTCCTGTGTTATCTACCCGGATAATCGCTGTATTCGCGTCTATGCCTCTTCGTCATGGCTAAAAGACATGGGGGGGAGGATTGATTATTTGAACAGTAGTCGTGAGATTCAGTTGACCTATGATTCGACGAATATTATCAATCAAATCATGGTCTATGGTAAAACCAAAGATACGGGAAGCGATAAGCCGAACTACTATTTTACTCCTCACTTGGTTAAAGATGAATCCTCTATTGCAAAATGGGGGTTACGTGAAGGTGAAGACTTAAGAGACGAACGCTTCACGGATGCAAAAAGTATGGACAATTATGCAAAAACCCAATTGTCCCCTGAGCCATCATTAAGTATTTCTATCCAAAGTGAGGTTAGGGATGAACCCGTAGCTGGTGAGCAAATGAGACTCGAAGTGAGAAATAAGGGATTTGTGACTCATGTTCAAGTGGTAGGGTACGTCTGGTTTCCCTTTGATGAGAGTCAAGTGACAGAAATTACCTTGAACAACACGGCGGGCACTATTTTGGATTATCAACACTTTTCAAAAAACGAATTGAATGATAGTCTGCGACGCCAAAAAAACTTAGAATATCAATTGTCTTCAGTGAGCGAACAGGCAAATCAAGCTTTCAATTCTAGGTTCTCTGGTTTACCAATTAAAAATACCGAAGCACCTCTTCCAAGTTTCACTTTGCTTGTCCCGGAGGACAATCCAGACATGGGTCTTACAGAAGGTCAAACTTTCTATGTTTCCACCCATGCCTCAGTGGTCGATGGTTTGGATGACTTTGTGCGAGAGAAGAGTGTTCAATCTGTCAATGGTCAAACTGGACAAGTGACGCTGAGTGCCCATGATATTGGCGCATTAGATGTTACGGAATCCGCAGAAAGTGCTAAAAAATTAGAGAATCCCGTAAAAATTAATGGGGTTCTTTTTGATGGAACAAAAGACATTACGATTCCTCTTGTCGACCAGTTTGAGAAAAGACTCAAGGTACTGGAGGAAACTTTGAATAAGGAGAAAACATGACAAAACTTAATGAATCGTTACCCAATGGCGGGAGTGCTCTGCGAGATGCGCTCAACGGTAATTTCCATATGCTTAACGAAGTGATTGATTTTAAAGATCAACAGAGTTTGAATGACTTAGTTGCACAAATTTGTGTTGCCTATTTGGAAACTTATAATGAGGAACTCCATCAAGAAATAAGAGCCATTATTACACCAGATTTGTCGCCGCTTGAGATTACGCAAGAAGTACTGGATTTTAGGAAAGATTCTCAGGGGATTGAACAATCTTCCATGTCCAAACGTTTGATGTCAGAGATCAACTATATTGTAAGCAAATACCTAGTGTCTTCTGATATTTGGAAAAAACCAATCGCCGTAGATGATGCAGGAAGAATAACCACTAACTATTTATCGCTGTCCTCTGTAAAGACGTCTAAGAAAATCGGTATCATTGGCGATAGTGTTGCAAGAGGTTATTTGTCTAAGTGCAACTTCGGGGATATATTCAAAAAAGAGTCTGGGGCAGAAGTTACAAACACAGCTATAAATGGTGCTTTCATGACAGATAACGAGGAGAATAGTATCTATAGTCAATCCAAAAAAATAAGTGGGTGTGACCTTTTCATTATCCAAGGTACAGATGATGACTGGTTGGGCAATATTCCAGTTGGTACAAAGTATGATGATGAAAAAACATCCTATATTGGCGCTTTTTATAAAGTGGTGGAGAATGTACGTTCCTTAAACCCCAATGCTAAAATTTTAGTGATGACAGCGACCCTGCAAGCGCCAATCTCTAATGGCAAGATGATCCGTACTGACCAATGGAAGAACACCTTGAACAACAATTTGCACGACTATATGGATGCTCAAAAAATAGCCTGTAATGATTTAGGGCTGCCCTATGCGGATTTTATGCGTCCAGATTTAATGGAGCCCATGAATCCAGCCTTCAGAAAGAAAATGATGCCTGAAGGTTTACACCCTAACGAAATCGGGCATCAGATGATTGCTCAAGAGTTGGCAAAACAAATCTATTACTATTACGGATAAGGAAAAGAATATGGCAAATCAAGAACTATGCTTTGAGATTACAAAGCAAGAACAGTTACAGCTCCCTCAACAATTTGTAACAGGACGCTTAGGGGAGGGCGGATTAAAGGCAGTCACCGTCAAGGTCTTGTCGAATCAACTCCCTTATGACTTAACCGGGCTTTCGGGTAAGTTTCTAGGGATGAAGGCAGACGGCAATCGTATTATTGATGATTCTGGATTTTTGATTCTTGACGCTCACCAAGGTGTTTTTCGATATATCTTTCCACAAGAGGCTTTTACTTTTGAGGGGGCTTATCAAGAAGCTTTCTTCAAACTCTACCGAGGCGATCAATGCGAAACGACCTTGTCGCTTGAGATTAATGTTCTGGCGAATAAGATTGAAATGGGAATCAATAGCAGTGAGTATATCAGTGATTATGAACAACTCATCAAAGCCTTGAATGAAAAAACAGAGGAGTTTTTAGAGGCTTTAACAGCGAAGGAAAATAACTTTGAATCTCAGGTCAAAGTCATTCAGGGACAAGTCCAAAATATACAAGACGCCATCAACAATCTAGAAGAAAAAATAAAGTCTGATGATTTGGTTACAAGTAAAATGTTAGAGGATGCCTTGGCACCCTACGACATGATGGTTTCTTATGACCCAAATCAAAGCACCCTTGTATGAAAGGAAAATTACAATGATTAATAACGAGTATATCGATCAGTATACACATAAGGATGGCTGTAATAGCTTCCCTAAAACATTGGTTAAAGCCATTGTGGACGCACAAGAACAACTGGTTCTCAATGGAGGCGACCAGCTTAATTTAAGGGGACTGAAAAACTTTGCGGACGGTTTACAAGTTGGAGGTGAGGCTGTTTTAACAGACGCCTTTTTGACAGAAGACCCAAAAATAGAGGGTACTTTAACTGTGCGTGGATTAGTGAACACAAGTGATTTACCCTGGACAACACTTGGGACTGGGGCGATGTATAAAAAAGTCGGCAATCGGGTAACTGTTGCTTTTGATTATACCCCTGCCACTAATGCTAATTTTAATATGGGAACCTTGCCTGAGGGTTTAAGGCCAACACACGATTTGATGTTTATCGTTCCTGGTTTCAGCTCTAGCGCCATAATCAATAACCATCTTCAAATCAATGCGGCAGGAACGTGTACAATTTTGTATGCGATAGCTGAACAACTCTATCGTTTTCAAGTGAGTTTTGAACTTTAATGTTGTGAAAGGGGGAGAAATATGGCTAATGAAGAAGGCGTCAATGTTACTCAATTGTTTATTGAAATTAAAGAGCAGTTAGCCAGACTTGAAACCAGTATTAAAGACTTACCCACAACCTCTCGTCGTGCGGAAGAAGCTTTGAAACTCGCTCAAGAAAATAAGGATGCTATTCAAAAGTTACAAGAAGGTCGTAAATGGCTTTTGCGTATCAGCCTGTCCTCCGTTGTTCTTCCCTTATTGCTTTATTTCTTTGAGCACTATTTTTATATCTTTTTCAAAAGATAGCGAAGGAGAATTTTAGAAAATGAAAAAACTTATTAAAGGGGCAACGCTTGCGATTCTAGTTATAACAAGCTTTGGCGCAACGCGTCAAGCCTTTGCGGCAGTGGGTGAGCAAGGCGTGGACTGGTCGCATTACAATGGCTATCAAGGGAACTTTGGTTATGCCAGCGACCAATTCTCAATTTCTCAAATTGGGGGGACTTACGGTGGCTACTATGTGGATCAGTTGACTTATAATAGTCAGGTTCAAAATACATTGGAACAAGGTAAGCGAGCACATAGTTATATTTATTATGAAGTGGGTAATTCGATTCCGATTGCAAAGGGGGCGCTTGACCGTTACTTGCCAAAAATTGCCACACCTAAAGGCTCTATTGTCGCTCTTGATTATGAAAGTGGGGCGAGTGGAAGTAAGCAGGCGAACACAGATGCTATTCTTTATGGAATGCGACGTGTGAAAGAAGCAGGATATACACCAATGTATTACAGCTACAAGCCTTACACAATAGCAAATGTGGACTACAAACGAATTATTAAAGAGTTTCCTGGATCACTTTGGATTGCGGAATATCCAAACTATGAAGTAACTCCAACTCCAAACTGGAATTTCTTCCCAAGTATGGATGATATTGGCATTTTCCAATTTACCTCAACTTATGTTGCAGGGGGATTAGACGGTAATATTGACCTTACAGGCATCACGGATAAGGGTTATGATGGAAAAGTACCAGACCCAGCACCGACACCAAACCCAACTCCAACACCAAGCCCAAGTAAAAAAACACACATCGTTCAATATGGCGACACATTGAGCAGCATTGCTTACAATTGGGGCACAAGCTGGCAAGAATTGGCACGTCAGAACGCTTTGAGTAATCCTAACCTTATTTATGCTGGTCAAGCAATCAGCTACTCAGGGGGCTCAAATGCGGCAGCAGGCGGAGTTTATACCGTACAATACGGAGATAACCTCTCCGTTATTGCACAACGTTTAGGAACAACTGTGCAGCACCTTGTTTCAAGTAATGGAATTCAAAACCCTAACTTGATTTATGCAGGACAAACTCTAAATTATTAATATAAATTTACCCCTAGCCATAACGGTTAGGGGTGTTTTTTGTTGTGATCAGTTTACAATGTCTGAAAGAGTTGATATAATTACTTTGCCCATAAATAGGGTATTCATCTAAGGCGCCTGCTTTATGTAGGCGTTTTAATATTTGTCCCTTATATTATTAGGTGCACTATATGCGATTTGTTATAATATGACTATAGACCTTAAGCCTCCGTGACCCTCGCCATTGTGTTCACTTTAGGAGGTTTTTTTATTTTACATTATCGCTTGCCAAAGTTTAATTATTTCTGGTATACTGATGCATATAAGCGAATTTCTTTTTATTTCTTTCTAAACAAATTCTCTATTTTAAAAGATGTGGACTTATATAAATACTCATTTTAGACCAAATCATGAGTAAATACCCCTTTCGCGCCTGTGTTTGTGCAGGCGCTTTAATGTGCTATAATAAATGTATCAGGCATAAACCATTTACCAGAATTACATATGCCTGAGGAGAACTCCCTTATAAGGTCTGAGGGAGTTTTATGCTATAATAGATATGGCAAAAATAAAACAGTTTATAGTCTTTTGATCTATTAGTCCACGTCTTGCCAACGTGGCTTTTTTTGATATAATAATATTAGCTTCGTTTTGACCAAATCAGAAGCCATCTTTTTCTAAACACTTGCATTAAGCAGGTGTTTTTTTGTTTTTCTTAGCTCCCGGTTCCGTGACGGGGAGTTTTTTTGCTATAATTGAAGTACTAGAGAGGTAGGATAAAATGGTAAAGCAAGAAGAAATTATTGAAGAATTAAAACCTATTAGAATGGCATTGCATGGCGATTTAAGTTATGAGGTGAATTTCTACTTTGAATATACGGATAGTGGAAAAACGATTGATGATTTCAGATATGCCTTGGCAACTACTGATGAAAAAACACGGAAATCTATGTTGGAAAGATTGAGTGCAACTTTTTCAGAAAGTGCTATTTCCCAGTATAATCTTAATGAATTTGATATTCTTCGTAATGATGAGAACACATTTTACTATATTGACAAAGATAAATTTGATAATGCTAAAAAAGTGATAGAAAATCTAGAATCAGAAGCTTTTACTCCGGAAGATGATTTATCCGTTCTTGGCTCAAATCTCTCAAAAGTAAAGGGAGCTATTGTTGAGATAAAAATAAAAGGTACACTCCCATTTTATTTATTTACAAAAGTAGAAACTTTTAACGGATTCAAAAAAGGAAAATATCCGCTTTCTTTAGGAAATATTGATAAGAATGGAGTTAGAGACTTGACAGATTCTAAAACAATATTTGGTATTAGAGATTATATTGGTTTCTACTATCATAATGGACACTTTATCATAAATTCCAAAGTTGATGCGGAGCGAATGTTATTCTTATCAAGTGAGTATAAAAAGCGAGCACTTGAGACAGTATCGGACCTCATCCAATTTAGATCAGTACTTGTAAATATTGAAACTTTGAAAGACAGTTTGGGTGGCAAAGGTGGTCATGTTTTGTCAAGGATGTTAATGCGAGTTTCCGTTGAAAGTCTCAAGGAAAAATTTAAGACAGCAGAAGCTAAGAAAAAGGCTCTAGATGATTTACAGGAGATTGTAAGTGATGAACGATTTGTAGATGATTTTGGCGAGATTGAAATAAATCTTGATTCTCTAGAAATTAGATATACAGAAGAAAATAAATTCCAATTTGTATCATTGATAACTGATAGAGCAGCAGAGACTTTATTTTTAGGGAAAAAGGTGATGGATTAA